CGTCGACTACGTGTTCCTTGACACCGACGAGCGCCGCCGCATGGCCCAGAACCCCCATGAGTATCTCATCACTCAGCTTCAGTTCACTGGAGACGAGTCCGTGGGTTCTTCTTCCAACAAAATCAAGCTCAACTTCAACCACCCCGTGAAGGAGCTTGTGTGGGTTGTCCAGCCTGATCAGAACGTGGATTACTGCTCATCCCTTGTCTGTGACGCCCTTCTCTTCAAGGTGCTCGGTGCCCAGCCTTTCAACTACACCGACGCTATTGATGCTCTTCCCAACGCCGTCCATGCCTTCGGAGGACCTGAGTCCACCGGAAAGGCCGACCCCAACTCCCCACTCGGACAACACGCTTTCATCGACTCTGACGGTCTCTTCGAGTCCGCTGGTGCCATGGATGCCTACGTGCCTGATGGCTGGACTGGATACTGGCACGGACCTGGAAACCCCTACAACCAGCCCGGACTTGGAGGACCTCACCTTACCACCACTAACAACGTGACCACCTTCACCAAGGCCACCAACTCCATCGAGAACTCCTCTGTGTCTGATGCTGGAACCTTCGTGCTTACCGAGACCTCCTTGGACATGCATTGTTGGGGACAGAACCCTGTGGTCACTGCCAAGCTTCAGCTTAACGGACAGGACCGCTTCTCTGAGCGTGAGGGAACCTACTTCGACCAGGTTCAGCCTTACCAGGCCCACACCCGTCACCCCGACACTGGTATCAACGTCTACTCCTTCGCCCTTCGCCCTGAGGAGCACCAGCCCACTGGAACCTGCAACTTCTCCCGTATTGACAACGCCACCCTTCAGCTTGTTCTTTCCAACGCTACCGTTGAGGGAACCAAGACTGCCAAGGTTCGTGTCTACGCTACCAACTACAACGTGCTCCGCATCATGAGTGGTATGGGAGGTCTTGCCTACTCCAACTAAGCATAAGGCGTTTTATCGTGTCTACATTAAAATATTTTTTGTCTTTGCTTTAAAATACGACTTTTAAGCCGTAAAAAAATGTAACTTTATTATACGAAAATCGTATAATAAAATGATTTCTCTGCGATTAGTTATGGAAAAATATATAAGTAAATATTATTTAGATCAACCTTTTAGTTATAATGGTGATGTTACCCCTATAAGAAGTTGGAAAGTAGGAATAAAATCACATCCTTTATATGTTGTAAATCCTAATTCTATAAATGAGGTGTGTCTCATAGGAATAGAACCAAACGTTATAATTAAAATGTGTAAGAAATCCAAAGACAGAATCATTGAGTTCGAGAGAAATATTAAATCCTCCTTATCTTTGTTTCAATCGAAAAATGGATATATTTTTTGTAAAAACGAAAACAATATTGAAATTATTTATTCTTTGGAATTCGTTATTACCGGCCATAATGAGGTAGAACATATTGATGGAGATCCTTTGAACCACTTATTTACTAATTTAAAAATACACAAATATATTGACGTTCCATCAAAAAAAAATGAAATGAGTTTTTGAATAATTAACAATACAGTGAAAAATAAAATATTGAGTTTAACTTTAATAAGATGAGAACTGAAGTAAGATATTCATTAAGACGCCACAACCAGCTTTTCAAATCAAAAAATTTGTTTTATGATGACAAAGAAGAGGAGGTTCGAATTCAATTAATGAAAATGGCACGGCATCACACGATGTTTCAGTGGAAAGTTCATAAAGATTATCAGAGTTCGTGGATAGATAAATCAGTTAGGTCAATATATCAACTAATAAATAAAAAGATGGACTTGAACACCCACTTCTTTCAGCTTGATCGTAAACAACAGACATTACTTCTTACTTTTGAAAGAAAATCTAAAGAATTCCTTGCGGACCTCCAAAAAAGACTTATCCCTAATAATGAAGAAAAATGGTCAGAGTATGATTTAATGAGAACACGAATGTTAATTGGGACTTTGAGAACATTCTTGGCAAACAAAAGGTATATTCAAACCAATACTGAGAATTGGATGGATAGACTTGTCATGAAGGAAAAGGTTCCGGCAGAAATAACACGTCATATTTTATCATTCACTCAAACAAGTCAATGATTAGGGAATATAAGCAATGAGAACATCCTCAGGGACATGACCTTTTAAAAAATTGAATTTGTAATTTGTATTAATTGTAAGTATTTTTTCTTTTATTTGTTCCAAAAAGTCCAAATCTCCATAACTTCTCTCTCCCCAGGGAAATACTTGTTTTAAAATACGAACATCATCTACACATATAACATGGTCATTCCTTTCCAAATTACTTATAGCCTCTAATTCATCAAACAAAGGACATTTCTTTTTATAGTGAGTAATATTATCACTATCTACATGCGCATCTAAAAAAAATAAAGTTTTATTTTGAAATTCTGGACCACTTAAATACTTTGACATATTCGAACTATCATCATGATAAATTTGACATCTTCCTTCATCAATTTGCTTTTTAAATATTTTAAGTCCATTATCAACCCATTCCTTGCGAATTTCAATTGAATATACCTTTTCAAATCCAGACCTAATTGCTCTTTTTAAAGAAACCTCACACTGGGGATTAAAAAGTCCAGTTTCGAAGTAATTTACGCATTGACTGGTTTTTCTAATTTTTTCCAAATCAAATCTTATTGGCATTACTACAGTAAAAATATGTATTAATGTCATTTTTTTAACGAAAATATTTTTATTATTCACTCAATTACAAATTTTATATGCTCTTTTTTTGTATCGGTACGGGACCATTCTAAGTCCGACATATAATATTCAAATGTTAATATATTATTTAATTTATCATAAATGTAACTAATATTTCTCATTTTTTTGTTAAGAAGAATCCAAAAACACTTTATTTCCCAATTACTTGAAGACTCAGGTAGAAAATATTTGTTGAATGAGGATGGTATCCTACTATTATTTCCTACCAATGTATTTGACCAACGTCTACCATCTTCATTTTCGCCATAAACTCTAAGATAAGCACTCAGTTGTTTCTGTTCTATTTTATTTTCAATTGTTTTAAAAATATAACTATTTTTATTCAAAATCGGAATAAATTCACCATTACATAATCTAAAATTTCCCGCAAATTGTCTTATATTTTCTAATACATCATTAGGTAACACTTTTATATTTGTCATGTCTTGTAAAAAGGCATTAATTCTTTAAATTTTTTTTATTTTTATATTCCGAACCAGAAACACCTTCTATTTTTGAATGGCGAGTGTGTGAGATCTCGTATCTCTGAATACCCTGTATCTGTGAAGTAACCGTGCTCCTCCATACATCTCTTTGACTCTTTTGTGTCCGATTGTGTTGCTCTCCTTTTATATAAGCAATATAGTGTATCGATATCAGAATAATATTTATATATTATAGTTCTATATTTATGACCTAGTCTATCTTGTTTCCATTGCGCCACCACAGCCCAACTCGAATTCCAAGGAATTGTGTGAATTTCATCCAGGCCAAAAAACCTATATGGATTATTTGGATTCCATGGAGGGTGATCTTCTACTTCAAATCCGAGGTCCTTAATCGTGCATAGATCAATTATCGTAAACTTCATATTGTCTAACCTTTTTTTAATTAGAAACTCCATATTCATAAATTCATCACTTTTTTTATCCAACGTCATAATAAATTCTCCATTATATATTCGACAATTTCCTATGAATTGTCGTATATTTTCTAATACTTCATTAGGTAACTCTTTTAGATGTGTCATGTCTTACATATCAGGCATTAATTCTTTAATACCTTCATTTTTTATATTATGGAATGACATATAAAACCTCCAGGTTTTTTTTAAAAGGGTCTTTTTTTGATTGTGTTGCTTTGTTTTTATAGTGGAATAATAATGTATTGGTATCTGCATAGTATCTGTATACTATAAATCTATATCTATTATTGTGTTTATCCATACGCCATATCGATTGAGTAACCCAATTCCTATCTTTTGGAACTGTGCCAATATACTGCATTAATCCTCTGATTGATTGAAAATACCATTTATTCCAATTAGTTTTTTTTTCTTCTGTCAAAGATTCTTCATAAGTCTCATGATAGAACTGTTTATAACTAATTTTGTATTTCCATCTTTTCTTTATAAAATGCGATATGTTCATAAATTCTTCGCTTTTTTTATCCAACGTCATAATAAGTTCATTATTGTATATTCGGCAATTTCCTATGTATTGTCGAACAGTTTCTAATAGTTCGTCAGGTATTTGTGGTATTCGAATTCCCATGGTTTTATCCTATAAAAAAAATTAATGTCATTTCATTTTTTGACTTATTTAATCATAAATTATAAATTTAAGATTCATATTTTTTTTCAATGGATCTTTTTTTCCCCATTTGATTTTTTTTCTAATATAACCAAAAGACATAGTGTTCTTTTTTTCATCATAAAACCAATGAAACCTTCTCCATTGTTTACCCAATAGTGGGTTTTCTTCATAGAGTCCAATTCCAGGTGGAGGTTTTATACGGTCGTATTTAAGTAATCTGTAACACCACAAGCTATTACAAGAATGTGCTTTCTTCCATTTATTTATTTGTTTTCTGTTGCTATAATGTAGATCTATTTTCTCATACTCATCAGTCAGTTTATTAATCATTGTTATGAAATCACCTCTATATATCCGATAAGGTCCAACATATTCTTCAATGAGTTCCAATATTTCATCTGGCATGTTAGGGATAATTTTGTTCATGATTGTAAAAAAATAAAATAAAATAGTATTATTTCATTTTTTGATTTAATTAATAAATAATTGTAGTTACGTCCATATTTTTTTTTAGAGGGTCTTTTTTTTTCTTCCATTTTATCTTTTTCCGTTGATATGTAAAAGTAAGAGTATCTGTTTTCTCATTATAAAACTTTTCAATGGATCTCCACTGATGCCCCCAAGTATAAGTAGGTGCTGGATTTGTATCACACCAAAACCTTGTATAAGCCCAGTTTTTAGTCATATGAAGGTTAGCACGGAAACGTCCCAGCCAACAATTAGATTTCATTGTTTCTTCAATCATTTTAAATTCGTCACTATTTTTATCAATTGTCCTGATAAGTTCTCCTTTCCATATTCGGCAATTTCCTATGTATTGTCGAATACGTTCCAGTATCTCATTTGGTAAGTTCCGGATATTCATTACCATAACTTCTATAGAATTTTTGTAATGCTTCCATTTTTTTATTATAAATTTCATTTTTCTCGTAAATATCTGACAAATTTATTGATAAAACATAATTTGGACC